TGGTCATTTTTCTTTACAGGCTCTTCAGACATATTTCTCGTCTTCTCTTGTATTTCTGTATATTCTTTATATCGATATCGTTGTATTTCCCATGTAAGATATGGACATTTATCTTTAAAAATATAAAGATGTGTCTTACCCTCCGAATCTACTTTCATATATTCACGTACACGTGTAATTCCAGCATTAACGTCATTAACACCTAATTCAAAATCCCATCCATGATCATAAAATTCCTCTTGAACTGAATAAACAATTTCTTCGCCATCTTTAATCTTTGAACGATTTTTTGCTTTTGTTGTAGGATCTATCACTCTTATTGGAAAGGTATTTATGGCAATAGTTCGTCTTTCACTAAGTGGTCTTGTTTCTAGATCTGGAACTCCAGTTAAATAAGCAAATTCCTTAAACATCTCACGCGACGATTTAGATGGCAATGCAGGCTTATAATACTCATCAATTATATACAACACATTGTCTTTTGTCCAAGCACCAACAAGAGCACATGTCGGATTTCTTTGTCCAAAATCAAGTGAAATCAATAATTCGTAAGGCTCTGGCAATTCGAATGAATCAATCAAATGAATTTTTGGATCAAAATCTGAATATTCTGGTCCATAAATTAATTTGCCTGATTTTGTAGTAAAATCAATTTCATATTCTTTAATCCAAGTGGCTTTCGGAGTGCCTTTTCTTTCATTCTCATACCATTCTTTTCCATTTCGATTTGGATCTTTGTCAGGATCGGCAGTATAATGTAACATTGCAACATTGAATTGATTTTTTGGATTTTTCCAAATTTTTAAACCAGGAATAACTTCTGGCTTATCAATATCTTTATAACTCATATATAGATTAAAGCAAGTAATACAAGTATACCGACAATTATGACAGGAGTCATAATCTTCAACATTGAAATGCCTATTTTATTCGGATCGATAATCATACCTCAATTCTATCAAAACACATCTCCTCGAAAAAAGTATTGTCCTCCGCTGTTGAAACACCTGTAAATCGACCTTTTGACGAAATAGTTGGTTTAGATGCTGTATAAGCGGCTCGAGCTTCAGGTTGAAATGCCATTTCGTCACTTAAAATTCCACTGGCTGTATGCATTCTTAAAACTTCTCCGCCTTCTGGAATTCCTCTAATTTCTGAATTAATCGCCGGAAATGTAAGTTTTCCTTGTGTATGCTGTCCATTGTGCTGTGGATTTGCTTTTAATTCATAAAATTTACCATCAAAATAATAGCGTTTAAGAAATTTAGGTTCATTATCCCAGACAAATTTAGCTCTTTTTACTAAATCGTCAGCATCTTCCGCTTTTTTAGACTGAAAAAATGTTAAGCGAGCAGGATGAAACTGAGTGTCCCATAAATATAAAGTTGTAAAGAGCCATGATAGCATCATCTGCCTACTCTTTGGAACAAGTAATAATGGTTCTTTTACCCATAAATCTACAATAATTTTAAGATATTTCTTATCTGGAAAAGATTTTATCGGTTCTTCTTTATCATGGACATCTAATGTTCTTGCCCAATTAATCAGAAAATAATAAGGATCTTTCTGACATTCAAAATATTCCAGGTCTTGTAATTCTTGTGACTTATATACTTTTTGAAGATATTCTGTATCATACATACTATAATTTAGCTTTTTTACCACGCCATTTACCAGTCTTCATAACTGTTCGCATATAATGCTTTCTATTTTTTGCTTCGCTTCTTTGTTTTTTTGCTTTTGGCATTTGGTTTAAATCCGTGTTCTACTGCCCTTAGAGTCTTGACATAACTCTGGACATTATCAGAACACCCAACTAATGTCCCATTTTTCTTATAAACACAATTACCTTTTATAACATAAGGCATATTACATGAATTTACTAGCTATTTTCTTAGCTTCTTTCTTAGTTTTGGCGACGTAATCTTTATCTACATATTTATTTCCAGCTTGCCAAGAAGCCGAAACAATAAATCCATTTTGTACCTTTCTCATAGTAACTGTTTTTCTTTTTGTGTTTGTTGATGGCATAGCCAAGACTTCTTCTGACATAAATTTATAAACTCCACCAGATTCTTTTTTTAGACCATTTTGAATCTGATTTTTGACTTCTAAAGATACGATAAGGCTCAAATTCATTCAAAAATTGCCAAACTGTTTTATTTAACCCCCAAGCTATTTCAAGTGCTTCTTCAGGCGAGGCATAAAATATTATAGGATCGTCTTTATAAGGGAAAATCTTAACTTCTATCACATCAAATGGTTTTCCTTTTTTCTTTCTTTTTATAAGATTAATTTCTATCCCAGATTTATATTTAATTACTTGAAATACTTTTTTAGTATACTGGTTCTTCATTTTTTCACTCAACCCCCAACACATAATAGTTAGATATAATTTACTAACACATCTCTGTTGGGGGATTCGAGTTTTTCTTAAATGAAAACTCGCGAAATTGTTAAGATGGCGTTCCATTATATCTTCCCAGCTGTTAAGCAAGGCTTATATGCTGGTAATTCAATAAAAAAAGACTCTACAACTCTTTGAGAATCTTTTCTTTTATTTCTCTAATCTCTTCAGGTGATTTCTTTGACAAATCAACATCACCTAATAAACTATTATCTTCAATTGTTAATTTCTTTTGATCAGGAGCAAAATCACCAGTTAATTTCCCATATGTTATAATCGCATTATTAACAGCTGTATTGTCTGTAATCATTCTCCCATCTTTATCCGGCTTAACAGCATTCAATTGCTCTTTAATCTTATTCATTATATATTTTTTGTCAATACCAAGATCATGTCCAACAATCCTATAATTACCTTCAATATCCTTAATTTTATCAATTATTCTACTATCTTGTAATAACCGATAAGCTCCACAAGACGCTGTATTCCTGTCGTCGGTCTTGTAAGCTTTCATATACGCCTTTGTTTTTTTGAATCCATTTGCTACATATTCCTCACAAAATTGTAGCTGTTGATCATTGAGCTTGCTCATAAGGCGATGTTTTCTGTATTATATTTACATTATATGTTATCTTTGAATTTTTGTCAACCCCTCTATCTAAGAATACATAAAAAATGGTGAATATTACTAAAATTAGTATAAAATTATATATTTTTCTTAAATAAACTTATTTCATTTTATTGAATAAATTAAGTCAGAAATTAAGTTATCCCCACCTTCTTTAAAATTTATATTAAGATTTGTTATAGATTTTTTACCAATTTTCGATGATATTTTATGGTTTTGGCGATATATTATGGTTTTTTAATGAAGATAAAAATAATTTTTGATGAAAATGACGATGAAGGTAATTCTTGATAAAGATCATATTTAGTAAAAATCATGATGAAGGTAATTCTTGATAAAAATAATTTTTGATGAAAATGACGATGAAGGTGTTGTGGGTGGGGATATATTAAGAATAATAAATTAAAATTATCCCCCCACTTTCTCCATTTCAACCTCTAAACCCCCCATACCGTCCATTTCCATTCTAAAAACAATGCCTAATATATACAAATGGTAGCTATTTATTTATTTATTTATTTTTAATTTTATGCTATAATGCCAATATAAAATAAAAAAGTCCATTAAAAATTTAATATAAATGCCTATTTAATAGTCCCTCATTTATATTAAAAATGCCAAAAAAGCTATTTTTTAATAAAATGGGTAAGTCTATTAAAGGCAAAAAAATGTATGTCAAATTTGACATTAGAAGAAAAAGCAGCTAAATGGGAAGAAATGGAAAGAAAGCGGGAAATTCAAAAGAAAAAAGACCGCTACTATGCCGACAGAGCAAAGCACCAAATTGACGAACTTAAAAGGGTTGTCAAAGAAAATGGGCTAGAAGACCAATTGCAGGAATTCCCGAAGACGGTAGAAGACTATCTTGACTAAGGAATGAGGGGGCAAGAAATTGTCCCTTCTTCCTTGGACAATATAGTTAGGGATTATTGGAGGGCAATCACTACTATTTGCCAGAATAATCACTACTCTATAGATAGACAATAAAAGTTGAAAAGACTAGAATTGTCTGATAACTCCCTATTTGCTTACGGAGTTCCAAGGAAAAATGGAGCCAGCATTCTTTGAAAAAAGATGTAAGTCTGGCTCTCAAAATAATATGGACAATCTACTACTTATTTTAACAATAACTACTGTAATACTTGCCTTTTTGCCAGATATTATTTCTATTGAATGGGGAAATAAGGATGGAAATTAAATGAGAATGGAGATTAGGGGGTGGGTGAAGGGGTGGATGCCTACTTACTTTCACCGCTCCAAAATTTCTTTCTTTCTCTCTCTTGATTTATTTCTTTATTTCTTTCTTTATTTATTTATTTATTTCTTTATTTATTTATTTATTTTATTTCTTTCTTTATTTATTTTATATCTTTATTTATTTATTTCTTTTATTTCTTTATATCCTTCATTTCTTTAATATCTTTAATTTCTTATATTTTCTTTATCTTTATTTCTACAATATCTTTAAAAAACATCTATTTAATTCTTTGGGAAATATCTTTTATAGTGGGGTTTGCTTATACTCTGACAAAACACTTACATATAGCCGGGATTTTCAAGAAAAAACCTA